GAAAAAACACATTCATGAGTTGAAGAACACCACGGAAGAGTCCGTGAAGGGCCTACCAGACGCCCAACTACATCTACTCGCTCATGGGCGGGTGATCGAAGGGGAGTTCGAACGTGTCACAGAATGAGCTCCGCACATGTCCAGCGTGCGGCGAGGCCAAGACCGCCAATTTCTTCTATCAGAAGATCGATGAGTGCCGCAAATGCGTGATGGAGCGCGCCCTAGCATCAGAGGATCGCATAGTCGAGCCTCTTGAAACACGCGTAGAGCGCCACCGGCAGGAGAAAGAGGTGCGGAAGCTCATGAAGCGCGAGCTGAAGCGTATCGCGAGCAACCGCTTGAGCAACAAGCGCCGCAAAAAGAAGGTGGACGCGCGCAAGGCCATCATACCGGACGACGTCAAGGGGAAAATTGAAGTCGACCCGGTTGTAAAAGAACTCGCCAGGCGCGAGCTGCAACGAAGACGGTTGATCGAGTTCATCCAGGAGTTCCACCCCCGGTATCTGGCTGGATGGGTGCACCATGACATCTGCCGGCGGCTGGAGAAGTTCGCCGCTGATGTCGCTGCCGGCAAGAACCCGCGGCTCATGATCCTCATGCCGCCCCGTCACGGGAAGTCGCAGATCGCGTCGAAGATGTTCCCTCCCTGGGTGCTCGGCCACTACAACCACTTCGAAGTGATCGCCTGCTCATACAACGTATCGCTCGCCCTCGAGTTTTCACGAGAGGCCCGCGACATCATCGAGTCGGAACGGTATGGCCTCCTGTTCCCCGGCACACGGATCAACCAGGACGCGCGCGGAGCCGAGGCGTGGCGCATCAAGTCGAGCACCGGCGTCGGTACCGGCGGGTACGTGGCGGCCGGTATCGGCGGACCGATCAACGGGAAGGGCGCCCACATCCTGATCATCGATGACCCGCTCAAGAACGCGGAGGAGGCCGAGAGCGTCGAGCAGCGCAACAAGATTTGGAACTGGTACCAGTCCACGGCGTACACGCGATTAGCCCCTGGCGGCGGGGTCCTCCTGATCCAGACCTGGTGGCACGACGACGACCTCGCCGGCCGCATGCAGGAGGAGATGAAGAACGACCCGACCGCGGACCAGTTCGAGATCATCAAGTACCCCGCGATCGCCATCGAGGACGAGGAGTTCAGGATGGAGGGAGATCCCCTCCACGAGGCCCGGTACGACCTCGAGGCGCTCATGCGCATCAAGCGGGCAGTGGGACCCAAGTACTGGAGCGCCCTGTACCAGCAAGACCCTGTGCCGGACGACGGGGCCTTCTTCACCAAGGACACGGTCACGTACCGCACGGGTGGCATAACCCCGCGGCACATGCACATCTACCAGGCCTGGGACTTCGCCTTGGGGGACAAGAAGTGGAACGACTTCAACGTCGGGGTCACGGTCGGGCTCGACTACCAGGACACGATGCACGTGCTGGAAGTCGTGCGCTTCAAGACCATGGACTCGAACGAGATCGCCGACAACTTCCTGGACATGGTGGAACGATGGCGCGTCCCCGGTGTCCAAGTCGTCGGGGCCGAGGACGGCAAGGAGTGGCGAGGCATCCAGCCGTACCTGAAGAAAAAGATGCAGGAGCGGCGCCTGTACCCCACCATCGAGATCCAGAAGCCGCTCACGGACAAGACGTCGCGAGCACGCCCTCTTCAGGGTAGAATGCAGCAGGGGAAGGTGACATGGCCCTCCAACCCGCCCGAGAAGGTGGCCATCGTGATCAAGGAGCTGCTGCGGTTTCCCTCCGGGGTTCATGATGACGGGGTGGACGCCATGGCCTGGGTGTCCCAGCTCGTCGTGAACCGGCAGCCGCCGAAGCCGCCTCGGCCGGACTTCGGGCCGCGCCCGGAGACCGTCGCGCAAAAGATCCGTCGGCTCGGGCGCGGCGGGACCGGCGGGACGTCCGCCATGGCGGCCTAATTGGGAATCTTAAAGTGAATTCTAGGTTTTCTCAAAAACGAGAAATCGCCATAAGGGGCCTCCGGAGGGCTCCTTATGAGTGTCGAGATTTCGACACTTTTGGAAAAATCTCGTAACTCGTAACACCTGAGTCCTTATTAATCAAGGATGTTACGAGTTACGAGATTTTTTGAACCTACTCAGGATTAAAATTTTTGAAAATAAAAAACTCTTCCCACAAACTCTTTGGAAAAAATCTCGTAACTTTAGGTCTTTTTAGAAGAAAAGGTAATAAAAAGAGGTACTTATCTGTTACGAGTTTGTTACGAGATTCATGAAAAGTTACGAGATTTTGGCCAAAACGGCCTAAAAACGTGAAAAGTTACGAGATTTGGGCTGTTTGTGAAAAAATCTCGTAACAGCTCCCAAATGGCAAATTCTTCAATGGACGCTCCGTGAAAACCGCCTTCGATTCCGGCACTGAAAAGTGGCTCCCGTGGGCTAAGACCAAGCTCGCGCAGCTGACCTTCCTCCGTGAAAAGCTCGACCTGCCCCAGCTGACCAAGACCTGGTTGCCGGAGTCGGGCACGACCGTGAGGTTGGTGTCGTCGAAGTTCGGGGACTGGATACGGATCACCGGCGGTTGGGAGTTTATCTCCATAGAGCAGGTCCTGGAGCCGGTCTTGGACGCGGAGGGCAATCCCACGTACGACGAGGACGAAGAGCCGATCGTGGAGGTCCTGTATAAGTTGTGGGGCTTGAAGCGCGACGCTGCGCCGCCAAGTGGTACTGGGCTACTCATACCCGAGCTGAACGCGACGTGGAACATGAGCACGGCGAGCAACCCGTTCGGTGGGATTGACAGCCCGCTCCCGCTTCGTGATGCGGACCATAAAGGGTCCGTCGTGGGCGGTGTCAGTACGAGCCTGTACTATAGACGTGCGGCCGGCCTGCCGGCCTTCGCGGACATGGAGAGCGCCTTCGAGCTGTATGACTCCCCAGAGTACGGCTCGATAATAACTTCGCCAGATCTCGTCCAGCAGCTGAAGACCGCGGCCGGACTGTCGTACGTGATAGACAACACGGGGATAATTGCCAGGTCCGGGGTGGCATTCACCGCGGCCAGCGGCTGGTTGCCGTACTTAGACCCCGCATACTATGTCACCGGGGCAGACTCCTACGTCGGGCTGATTAGGCTCTCGAATCCTCCAGACTTGGCGACATACGCCGAGAAATATACGTGGACTGTGAATGATGCGGGGGTAATAGTCCCGGCCGTTTCCGACACCCTGATAGCCGAGCCGTACGTGTACACCGACGTGGTCACCGAGGATGACTTCTCGTACTTCGGGCAGTCCGAGTGGGGGCAGGTCACGTACACGACGGCCGTGCTCCCAGCAGATACAGTCCTGGGCAAGACAGCTGGTGGGTCTGTTAGGGTGATGCAAGGTCCGTGGGTTTTTAACACACTGGCGAAGGGAGGCACCCTTGGTTCCGGGGAATCCGCCGGCCAGATTCCTCCAGAGAGTGTATCGTTCATGGGAGTGGAAGTGCACGATGACCTCACGGACCTCGGTTTTCCGTACTGGTGCAGCGTGTTTCCGGTGCCGGTGCTGATAGAGGGTGATCAGTATTGGTGGGTCAACTCGCTCAGCATAAAGAGCAGTGCGCACTTCGAGGGCGTATTCAGTGGAGATGACATGTATACCTATGCTAGTCCACATGCGTACACGTGGAAGCGCCGGCTCATAAAGAACGGCGTCGAAGTCTCTGGATTCGCCCATCAGGACACGAGGTCGTACACTGCGTCGCTGGACTACCCGCAGGTGCCGATCCCTGACGTACCTCCGTATCTCGATGACTATTGGGATAGCTACACCCCGGTGTATGTGTACGTGCCGATGGACGGGGTGCGCGTGGAAGGCGCCGGCGACAACCCCGACGTCGATTGGTTCTGCGGCATCAGGGTGGAGATAACGCCTGTGGCCCTCGGTACCGGAGTTAGTAGCGACGGTAGCAGCATACCGTTCAAGACAACACCTGCCCTATGGACTTCCGATCTGTCGACGATCCATGTGTACTCTGCCTTCGAGGAAGAGTGGCTCAACTATGACGTGCAGACCGCGTTCAACAGCACTCAGTACTATTTTGCCAAGTACAAAGGGGCTATGTATTTCGTCTTCGATGGCGGTGTGGACGGGACTCCGCACGGAGTCTCCATTAGCGCGCCAACCGAGAGCCCGGTCGAGATAGTCGATGGTACGGATGTGTTTGCTAGGTCGTATCCCATGGTTCGCAGCTGGACACGCATATAAATCATAATTGTGATAGGATAGCGAAATGTCCGCCAAAGAAACCCTCGTCGCACGCGAGCAGTGGCTCCGCTACGTTTACTGCCGCGACACGGGGCACCTGGACTTCATCCGCAAGTCGAACCGCTGCGAGGACTTCGTCGCCGGCGAGCAGTGGAAGCGCGCCGACAAGGCCGCGCTCGACGCCGCCAAGCGCCCGGCCATCACGATCAACAAGACTCTGATCACGCTGTGCTCCATCGCGGGCGAGCAGATCGACACCCGCTCCGAGATCAGCTTCCGCCCGCGCAGCGGCGCGACTACTGCCGGGGCCGAGCTGAACACGAAGGTCTTCAAGCACATCTCCGACCACAACCAGCTCGACTGGGTGCGTTCCGCGGTATTCTGCGACGGCGCCGTCGCGTCTCGGGGCTACTTCGACGTCCGGCTGTCGTTCGACGACAACCTCGCCGGATCGGTTGCGATTACGAACCTGAACCCGCGGAACGTGCTGCCGGACCCAGACGCCAGCGACATCGACCCCGACAAGTGGAACGACGTGATCGTCACGACGTGGCACACGGTGGACGACATCGAGCTGCTGTATGGGAAGAGGAAGGCCGACGTCCTGCGCGGACGCTCCGAGAGCGCCTGGGCCTTCGGGTATGACTCCATCGATCATGGGTATGATCGATTCTCCGGCGGGTACGCCTACGCCGCCAACGTCACGGACGAGATGCGCCCGATGCTGCGGACGATCCGCACGATCGAGCGGCAGCACCGCGTGCTATCGAAGATGAAGTACTTCGTCGACGTGCGCAACGGCAACAAGGCCGAGGTCCCCGAGGCCTGGGGGCGCGAGGATATCGCCGCGACGCTGGCGAAGAACCCGCACCTGCGCGTCCTGGACGAGCTCGGTAAGAAGATCCGCTGGACGGTCACCGCGGACGACGTGCTGCTGATGGACGAGGACAGCCCGTACAAGCACTTCACCGTCGTGCCGTACTTCCCGATCTTCCGGTACGGTCGCACGATCGGCCTGATCGAGTCCCTGCTGGACCCGCAGGAGCTGCTGAACAAGACCATCAGCCAGGAGCTGCACGTCGTGAACACGATGGCGAACAGCGGCTGGAAGGTGCGCTCGGGCGCGGTACTGAACATGACGCTTGAGGAGCTGGAGGAGGTCGGCGCGCGGACCGGGCTTGTACTGGAAGTACAAGGCGACCCCGACAAGGACGTGGTCAAGATCCAGCCGAACCAGATCCCGCAGGGCCTGGACCGGATCAGCTTCAAGGCCGAGAACTTCATCAAGTCGATCTCGGGCCGGGGCGACTCGGTCATGGGGCTCGATCGCGCGGACGTGTCCGCCAAGGCGATCGGCGAGAAGAAGGACAGCGCCGACGTGCCGCTGCGCCCGGCCCTCGACAACCTGGCCCGCACGGACTGGATGATGGCGCGGAACATCCGGGACATCGTGAAGGTCTACTACACCGACCCGCGCATCCTGAACATCACGCACGACGACCTGACCGGCGAGGTCATGGAGGTCCCGATCAACATGCCGCAGCCGGGCTCCGACGAGCTGCTCAACGACCTGTCGGCCGGGGACTACGACGTGGTGGTCGTGAGCCAGTCGGCGAAGCGCACCCTCGAGGAGTCGCAGTTCGAGCAGGGCATCGCCATGCGGGAGCTGGGCATCGCGATCCCGGACCGGTTCCTCATCGAGAACAGCAACCTGGTCAAGAAGGCGGACATCGTCAAGGCGATGGACGCGCAGGCGCAGAGCGAGTCCGCGCAGATCGCGCAGAAGGCGACCGATCTAGGTCGCCAGTTGGAGGTCGCGAACCTCAAGGCCGACGCGTCCGAGACCGAGGCCCGCGCGCTACAGGCCCGGGCGAAGGCCACCGAGACGATGGCGAAGGTGCGGAACGAGTCCGGCGGCAGGGACGCGGAGATGGCGCTCGAGACGCAGAAGCACGAGCAGGAGATGTCGATGATGCGCGAGAAGCACCAGCTCGAGATGGAGATCAAGCGCGATCAGGCGCAGATGAAGATCAAGCTGCAGGCCGAGCAGGCGAGAGAGAAGGCCCGGCAGGAACGGATCAAGACGGTCATGATGGCGAAGCAGGCAGCCGCAGCGCCTGTCGCGCAAAAACCTGGTATGATGCAGTCTTCCTCAACTTGAAAGGGATTTTATGGGCACGGAAGCAGAAGATCGCGGTGACGCAGTAGTCGACGAAGAGATTGTCGAGGAGCAGGTCGTCGAGGAGAAAGTAGAGGCCGAGGCCAAGGATGAGGACAAGTCCGACGAGAAGGACGAGGGCAAGTTCGTCCCGAAGGGCCGCTTCGACAAGGCCGTGGAGAAGGAGCGCGAGGCCCGCAAGGCTGCGGAGGCCCGCGAGCTCGAGCTGCGCTCGCAGCTGCGCAAGCAGGGCGACGACGACTCGGCGGCGAAGGTGGAGGAGGAGATCTCCGCCTTGGAGGACAAGCTGGACCAGGCGATCGCCGACGGCGACGCGGACGCGAAGAAGGCGATCCGCGCGCAGATCCGCGAGAAGACGCAGGGGCTGGCCGAGGCCCGGGCCGCGAAGCAGGCGGCGTACGCCACGGCGCTGGCCGTGGAGAAGGTGCAGTACGCGAACGCGGTCCAGGTGCTGGAGGGACAGTTCCCGCAGATGAACCCGGACGCCGAGGAGTTCGACCAGGAGGTAGTGGGCGAGCTGCTCGAGCTGAAAGAGGCCTACGAGGCCAAGGGCATGGGCAGCACGGACGCGATCAAGAAGGCGGCGAAGTATGTCTTCCGCACCGCGCCGGCCGAGGTCAAGAAGGAGGCCGCGAAGAAGGAGGCCACCGAGGCGGAGAAGGCCGAGGCGGCGGACAAGGCGGCGAAGCTGAAAGAGGAGGCCATCAAGCGCGGCCTCGCGGCGAAGGGCAAGCAGCCGCCGGTGACGCAGTCTGGCAAGTCGTCCGACAAGGGCGGGCAGGGAGCCGAGGCGAACGTGGCCAAGATGACAGACAAGGACTTCGCGAAGCTGCCGGACGACGAGAAGGCCCGGTTGCGCGGAGACTTCGTGTGATGGGCATAGGAGACTGAAATGGGCAGACCGACTTTCTTCCGCACAGCTGCGGTGACGACAGAGCAGGCGGTCAGCACGACGAGGTGTCGACTGATCGCTGTGATCCCCGAGCCGCTTACGATCGCAGGCACGATTCACCTGCGCAACGCGCCCGCCGCGGAGCTGGTCGGCACGCCGGGCACGGTCGCCGGCACGCCTTCGAACACCGGCGGGTCGCTGACGAACGCGGCGTCTCCGTACTACGCTAGGGTCGTGGCGGTCGACGTCAACGGCGAGCTGTCGGCCGGCTCGACGGAGCAGTCCGACACCATCGCTTCCGGTTCCACCGGAAGCATCGCCTACACGTGGGTGGCTGGCTCTGGCGCCACTCCGACGTCGTACCGGATCTACTTCGGCACGGCGACCGGGGTGTTCGACCGGTACTTCGACGCCGGCGACGTCCTGGCGTACACCGTCACCGCGAATAGCGGCGGCACGGCGATCACGCCCGGCGACACTGCCGCGGCTACCACGGGCGTCACGACGAGGTTGGTGCACAAGGCGGCGATCGGGTCGCTCGCCGCGGGAAAGGACTTCCACGGCGTCGAGTGCGACCGCGGGCTGACGATCCAGCTCAGCAACAGCGCGGACCTGACGACGGTGATCTATGAGCCATTCTAAGCAGCGCGGCTCGGAGGAGTTCGGGGCTGGTAAGAAGCCAGTACCCAAAGGCGCTCGCGGCATGCCGGTCATGCCCGCGAAGCACTTGCGCCCCATGCCGGCCAAGAAGGGGAAAGTGCCATGCTGAAATCGCTACTGGTTGCGTCCGTACTGACGGCTTCCCTGCTGCCCGCGTTCGCAGCAGACTCGCTCGTGTACAAGGTGGACAAGGACTACGTGCGCATCTACGACGCGCCGTGCGCCAAGGAAGTGCTGGACCTGCTGTCGCCGCAGGTGCCGGCCGAGCCCCGCGCGCTGTTCAAAGGCGCTGACATGTTCTTCAACGGCAAGATGTACAAGGCCTGTTGGGCCATTCTTCCCGGCGCGCTAGGCGGAGTCTTTGTGATCGACGAGGCTGGCGACGCGTCGATGCTCCCGCTTGCCGGGTTCAGAAACGACACGATCTAGGGCTTGCCCTAGAAATGCCCGTTGTGTTAACCGGATTTGACAAAACCCGTTTTTTGTGCTACATTACGAACCAGTACCTCGCGCTCAGCTGCGATAACGCTGTTTCCGCCCGCCTCGGCGACAAGAGACATAGCACCGGACTCTTAATCCTTTCGAGGTATCGAAAATGACTACCACAAACTTTGGCCGCTTGACCGACGAGCAGAAGACCGTATGGTCGCGCGACCTCTGGAAGTACGCGCGGAACCAGTCGTTCATCAACAAGTTCCTGGGCGAAGGCCCGAACTCGCTGATCCAGCACATCACCGAGTTGACGAAGACCGAGAAGGGTACTCGCGCCGTGATGACCCTCGTGCCCGACCTGGAAGGCGACGGCGTTGCCGGCGACCGCCAGCTGGAAGGCAACGAAGAGCAGATCAAGGCGTACGACAAGGTGATCCGCGTCGACCAGCTACGCAACGCGAACATCTCCGAGGGTCGCATGAGCGACCAGAAGACGATCGTGAAGTTCCGGTCGACCTCCCGCGACGTGCTGTCCTACTGGATGGCGGACCGCTGGGACCAGATGGCGTTCCTGACGCTGTCAGGCGTGGCGTACAGCAAGAAGAACAACGGCGCGACGCGCACCGGCTCCGACCTCGTCAACCTCGAGTTCGCGGCTGACGTCGCGACTCCGACCACCGCCCGGCGCCTGCGCTGGAACGGCACGACCGGCGTGCTCAGCACGAGCGGCGCGACTTCCGCAGTGACGGCGGCCGACACTCCGAGCTGGGAGATGATCGTCAAGCTGAAGGCCTATGCGAAGGAAGAGTACATCCGCGGCGTCCGCGGCGACGGGGGCAGCGAGAAGTTCGTGATGTTCCTTACGCCGACGGCAATGGCAAAGCTTAAGTTGGACCCGCAGTACCTCGCGGCCGTCCAGTATGCCAAGAAGCGCGGCGACGCGAACGAGCTGTTCACCGGTGACTTCATCACCGTGGACGGCGTCGAGATCCACGAGTTCCGGCACGTGTACAACACGTCGGGCCTCGCGTCTGGGTCGAAGTGGGGCTCGGGTAGCACGGTCGACGGGTGCCAGGTCCTGTTCTGCGGCGCGCAGGCGATGGGCATGGCCGACATCGGCATGCCGGAGTGGGTCGAGGACGATAAGGACTACAAGAACAAGCAGGCCGTCGCGGTCGGCAAGATCTGTGGCTTCCTGAAGCCGTCGTACATCACGCAATACGGGCAGGGAGCGGCGACGTCGCAAGACTTCGGCGTGATCTCGGTCTACTGCGCTCAGTAATAAAGGAGATCACAGACATGTCTACCCTCAAGCCAACAGGCCAAGCGCAGTACCCGCTGACCGCCGTGTTCGAGTTCACCATGGCCGACGCCATGAAGGCGACCTCGGGCACGCTGACGAACTTCAAAGCCACTGCCGGCGTATTCGACGTCATCCCGCTGCCGTACGGCGCGATCGTGATGGACGGCCACTTCGATGTGGTCGTCGTATCCAACGACTCCGGGTCGTCCACTGTCACGGTGGGTAACTCGGTAGACGCGGATATGTGGTCGGATAACACGACCATCGACCTCAAGACGCTCGGCCGCACGAAGCTCATGAAGACCGGCACGGTCATCACGGCGCAGGCTGTCAAGTTGCTCGGCGAGTCCGTCCAACTCACGCTCGCCAACAACACAGGCGACGCTACCACCGGTACGTTTAAGCTGGTGATCGAGTTCGCCATCGACGGTCGCTCGAACGAGAACCTGCGCATCGTCGACCCGGCCAGCTACCTCGCGGCCTAACGGAGATGGGAGGGCCTAGCGGCCCTCTCGATCCAACGGAGAACAGAACATGGCAGCTTACACACGCGACGTGAATGGCCCACCGGTCCAGGGGCGCTACGACGTAGGTGACACGGTCACCGACGCCGCCGGCACGGTCTGGCAATGCGCGGTCGGCGGCATGGCCGCGTCGTTCCCAGCGGCAGGCACGGCGAAGTTCATCGCGGCACCGACCGGGCTTAGCCCGACGGAGCTGGCGTTCCTCGACGGCGTGACGGCCGGAACGCTGGCAGCGTCGAAGGCTGTGGTGGCCGACGCTAACAGCCACATGAACGCCTTTCACGCCACCACGCTCGGCGCTGGCAAGTCCGGTACGGCTGGCACGGCAGAGGTCTATCCGGCGACTGGCTCGAAGGGTAAGCTGGCGATCACCAAAGCGGACAACACCAACAACGACACGACTACGCTCGCAGTGGATCTGCACGGTCAGGCGACTTCGGTACACATTCCTGACGGCGGAGCGGCTGCGTCTTATGTGGTTCAGTCCACAGCCGCGTTGACTCTGGCCGAGGCGGACGTTCTTGATGGTGCCGTAGTTGGGACGCTGACCGCGTCGAAGGCTGTGGTGGCCGACGCTAACAGCCACGTGAATGCTTTCCATGCTACTACGCTCGGCGCTGGCAAGTCCGGTACGGCTGGCACGGCAGAAGTGTACCCCGCCACGGGCTCGAAGGGCAAACTGGCGATCACCAAAGCGGACAACACCAACAACGACACGACCACTCTGGCAGTGGATCTGCACGGGCAAGCGACTTCGGTGCACCTCCCTGACGGTGGGGCTGCGGCTACGTATCTGGTGCAGTCTACAGCGGCGGTGACTATGGCCGAGGCGGACGTTCTCGATGGCGCGACGGTTGGCGTGCCGGTTGCATCGAAGGCGCTTATCGCGCCGGCGTCGCTCGGGAACGGCGCTGTGGCGGGCACAGGTGTCACGGTGTCCGAACAGGGCGACGGGGTTGTGCACAAGTCCGTGATCACATTCACCAACGTCGATGTGGCGTTGGCGGACAACGCTGGCGTGACGGCATACGGCAGCTTGAAGGTGTATGACCTCCCCGAGGGTGCGATCCTGTTCCTCGGCGCCGTGTCAGACATTGATCTGACGAAGTCTTCGGCTGGCGTCAACGCTGACTGGGACGGGGACGTCGGCATTGGCACGGAGGCGGCCAATAACGGCGCCACGCCGCTTGCTACGACCGAACAGAACCTCATCCCGAACACGGCGACTCCGCAGGCAGTTGCCGGAGTGACGACCGCGAACGCCGAGAGCACGACTTCGGAGAACGTGGTGATCAGTGGGACGGGCGGCGCTCTCGATGTGTACGTCAACCTCTTGGTCGACGACGCGGATCACGACGTTACCGGCACAGCGTGCAACTTGATTCTCAACGGCACGCTCACGCTGCACTGGATCAACCTTGGAGATTTTTAACTCCAGGTAGCCATGAAGCGTTGCTCTAAGTGCGGAGAGGCCAAACCCCTCTCCGCTTTTTCTTTGAGGAAGGACCGACCGTCGTCTGACGGCAGAACTTCTCAGTGCAGGGACTGTCTGCGGCAATACCATATTTCTCCAGACGAGGCTCGCGCTAGACGCTTAGCAAATCCAGTGGTACATACCGGCTACGACAAAACGTGGCGTGATGCCAATCCGCACAAGGTAGCGGCAAAGTCCGCTCGTCGTCGCGCGGCGAAGTATAAGGCCAAGCCTGCGTGGGCCAACGCGTTCTTCATAGAGGAAATCTACGACTTGGCGCAGCGCCGCACAAAGCTACTCGGCGTACCTCATGTAGTAGATCATATCGTTCCACTCAACAGCCCGCTGGTATGTGGTTTGCATACAGAGCGGAATCTGCGGGTCATTTCGGCGGCACATAACCTGGCGAAGAGTAATAAGTATTGGCCAGATATGCCCAGCTGAATTGGTGTACAATCCCGGTTCAACCTGTTCGCAAAGGAAGAACATGAGCAAAGAGCAGCCGAAGCAGTACCTCTTCGTAAGCAACCGCGACATCGTGATAGTGTCGACCCAGGGATATGCCATCGGGTTCGAGAAGGGAGTGCCGATGCACGTACCCCGCGCCATGCACTCGGAGGTCATGGAGAAGGGAGCAATCCCGTGCGACCAGGCCGGCACCACGCTGGACTCCAGTAAGGTGGAGCACGAGCCGGCCCTAAAGCTGCTGGTGGCGCCCGAGGACGCGCTCGAGCGGGCGGACGCCATCGCCCCGGTGCTCGCGGCGATCGCCGAGCGCAACAACTCGAAGGACTTCACGGCGGGCGGTGTCCCCACTGCCGGTGCCGTCAGCGCGGTGCTCGGCTGGAAGGCGGAGCCGATCGAGATCCGGCCGGTCTGGCAAAAATATAAACAGTCGGTCAACGCCCAGGCGTAAGCCATGACCCCTCGCGAGGTACTGGAGCAGTTCCGCATAGAGATGGGCGACGAGGCTCAGCCTCCGCTGTGGACCGACGCGGAGGCGTTCCGGTACTTCGTGAAGGCGCAGGACGACATGGTCAAGGTGATGGGCGGCTTCGCTGACCACACGACGTCTGCCATCTGCACGGTGACGGCCACGATCAGCACGCCGCTGACGGCGATCAGCCCGTACATCCTGCGCGTCCGGTCCGGCAGGCTCGTGACCGCGGAGCGCGACGTGGCGTTCATCAACGAGGGCGACCTGTCCAAGCTGGAGGTCTTCGATTACGGGCGCGTATACTTGGGCCTGTCTCTGTCCGACACGGACACCGGCGACGTCACGCACGGCATCCTCGGCATGCAGGAGAACAAGATCCGGTGGTACAAGGTCCCGGCGGCGACGGACACGGTCGTGCTGCACACGTTCCGCCTCCCGTATCCGCGGCCAGCGGACTGGAACGACGCCACGATCGAGCTGATCGAGGACCACCACATGAGCCTGGTCACCGGGATGCGCGCCCAGGCCTATCTGAAGCACGACGCCGAGGCGTTCGACAAGACGGCTGCCGCGACGCACAAGGCGGCGTTCGACGCCTACTGCAACAGTCTGCGCAAGGACGTGGAGCGCCGCCGGTACAGGCCCCGCTCGGTCCAGTACGGAGGCCTGTGATGGGAGCGGCAGCGCTGAAGAAGCAGGTGGCGGAGTCCAGGAAGTACACCATGGACTTCTCGCCGAACATGGCCTCCAGCGAGACCATCTCGAGCGTCACGTCTGTGACAGCCACGCCGACCGGGCTGACCATTGGTACTCCCGCCATTGTCGGGCAGACGGTGGAGGTCCAGATTTCCGTCGGCACGAACAACACGCTGCACCACGTCGTGTTCAAGATCGTGACGAGCGCCGCGAACACGCTGGTCGCCGACGGCTGGCTGCAGGTGCACACCGAATGAGCGGCCTCTACCTACCGAAATGGCTCGAGCTCGCCCTGCGATTCGCGTCGTGGCTGGCAGGCCTGTTCAGGCCACGCCGGTGACTTGGGGCCGGGTCGGTTTTCGTGGTATACTGGGCGCTCGCGTCACTCGGGCACGCCCGACGCTGCTGCGCCGCTTGCTTGACTATCTGAGGACATGGCTATGAACCGCAAGACTTTCAGCTTCCGCATCCCCTTCTCCAAGTCCATGGCGCACATCGCCTTCGAGCGCGGCGGCGCGGACCACCTGCGCGGCCTGTGCTTCGGGTCGAACGTGCGGGCGGACCTGTACCACCGCGGCAAGTGGCAGGGCTTCCAGGACCTGGGCTCCGGCCTGGTGACCAATGTAGGCGTCATGGCGCTGGCGAACGAGGCGATCACGCTGGCGTCGCCGTCCGGCGCGCGGATCAACACCCTGTTCCTGGCGAACCAGCACTTCTCCGGCAAGGGCACCACGTCCGCAGCGGCGCTGGACTACAAGATCGAGACGGCGTCGACCGTCGGCGGGCAGACCGCCGTTGCGGGGACGCAGTCGTTCTCCGCGTCCGGCACGATGGCGGTGCCTATCTACAAGACTGTCGCGACTATCAGCTACACCGGCACCGAGGCGGTGACCGAGTGGGGGCTGCTCACCAGCTCGACAGCGTCATCTACCACCGGCTCGCCGTTCACCGCGGCCACCGCCACCACGTTCACCGGCACTGCGACGCCGTACACCGCGTCCAGCTCGACCGTGCAGGGCCTCCAGCAGCAGCTGTGTTTCCCAGGCTCGACCACGGTGGTCGGCCTGATCGCGTCGAACACCACGTCCGTCGCGACGCTGACGAATGGATCAACCGTCAGCGTTTGATCAGGGATACCACGGATTGAGGCGTACCAGATGTTATTCTGAAAGACATTATTCGCTCCGCGAAGTGTGCCTGGACCGGCATTGATCCCACCAACATTCGCGATGCTGTTGCTGTAGAACTTCAAATTCGAAATCGTGCCGCCACTGCTCAGAGCAGAAACAATACCATTTAGCATCACACCACCCGACACGACGTTGCCGTAGATTTGGGCATTGTCAAGCGTACCGCTATGAGCGCCCCAAAG